TGGCCGACGACCAAAGTTTAAAAATTTATTTTGACAAAGATTTAGACGCAGAATTAGATGATTCACAAAAACAATCATGGTATGCATTTCTTAGAGAATTACGTTTATTTGCAAAAAGAAACTTGTTGTCATTTGACATTAGAGATATCGCCAAAAGCGGTCTAAACATCAAAGATCTCAAACACGCAGATAAAAATTCAGATATCTATAACTCCGATGAGCTTTCACTCAACGAAGCAAAATTATACGGCACAACCAGAAGCAGCTATCAAAAGTTAAACAACGTAAAAATTATTGCCAGACATAAAAAACCCGTAGACGAAGAGCAACTTGGTGCAAGAACTAGAAACATAGACAGAATCTACATTGAGAATTCCGACGGAGAAAGATTTAAATTACCCGATGGCACTACGGTTAATGGCGCTAGAGTCTATGCACGCCATATCATGAACGGCGGCAGCATACACGACGAATTTGGCCAGCACATCAAACAACTAACCAAAGACTTATCATCTTTAAAAATGTTTGTAAGAAACATGCGCGGCAGAGAATTTGATGATGCAGAATCTAAAGCCATGGTTGAAGCAGCAATTGATTATTATGGCAGTTTGCACCGAGACTTGCATGGACTCAAAGGTCAAAAAGGTTACGAACATTATATTGCCGAATGGCAAAATTCTTTAATCAATCCTGAAGTAGTTGATATCGACAGTCTCAGAGAAAGATTTACCAGACGAGTATTTGATGATAGACTAGTAGACGCACTTCCTTTGGTACAAAAAGCATACCGCACACGCAAGAATCAAATTGAACAAGAATTTGAAAGTTGGGCAAACAGTGTAGTTGAAGATTTGGAAGACAACGACAGTGGAGAATTTAGTCCTTTTGCCAACAGTTTGGATTCTGACAACGCTGGGCCAAATCAAGACATTTTTGATAAGTTGTTTACTGACAACGGATTCGAATACAAGTACTTGGACGGAAAGTATTATTTCGAAAGTGCACAAGAAGTGGATCGTGCCAAGGACATCATTGCAGCTACTGATCCCGAACTAGAATTCCCACCCATGGGCATATACAATTATAGCTACGGTGTGTATGGCAGCAGCACAAACGATCGTGACAACTCTGGATACGATGCCGGAGTAATGGAAGATTTTGATATTAGTTTTATCAAAACCTTGGCGGGCTTAACCAAATAAGTTGACGTTATCCGAACGCACAGTTACACTCGCAACTGTGCTGTACAAAAAAATCAATTTTCTCATTGACGAGATAAATACATTTGTTATATACTTGCAGGGTGCAAGTTTATATCTAGGCACAACAAAGACCATCTTATAGGAGAAACATTATGGCAACATCTTTAGCAGACATTCGCGCAAAATTGGCAGCAGCCGAAAACCGTGGTAGCGGTGGCGCACAGGGCGGTGACAATGGCATTTACGCACATTGGAACATTCCAGAAGGTACTACAGCCCGAGTACGATTCCTTCCCGACGCAGATCCTAAAAATACCTTTTTCTGGGTTGAACGTCTAATGATCAAACTACCATTCGCTGGCATCAAAGGCCAACCAGAAAGCAAGCCAACATTTGTGCAAGTTCCGTGCGTGGAAATGTGGGGCGAAGCATGTCCGGTACTGGCAGAAGTTCGTACCTGGTTCAAGGACAAGGCACTTGAAGAAATGGGTCGTAAGTACTGGAAGAAAAAATCTTATTTGTTCCAGGGTTTCATTCGTGACAATCCGCTAAACGATGACAAGCCAACTGATAACCCTATCCGTCGCTTTATCATCAGTCCACAGATTTTTAACTTGGTTAAAAATGCACTGATGGATCCTGAACTAGAAAACCTGCCAACTGATTACGAAGGCGGACTTGATTTCAACATCAAGAAAACCAGCAAAGGCGGTTACGCTGATTACAGCACCAGCACATGGGCACGTAAAGAAAGCGCTCTGAACACAGACGAGCTAGCAGCCATTGAGCGTTTTAGCTTGTATAATCTTGCTGATTTCTTGCCCAAGAAACCCAGCGAAGCTGAACTGCGTATCATCAAAGAAATGTTTGAAGCATCGGTTGATGGTGAAGCATATGATCCTGAGCGTTGGGCCAACTACTACAAGCCAGCCGGTTTCCAAGGCGGTAGTGGCAGCACTGGCGATGAAGTAACTGCCAAGCCTGTTGCAGCAACTCGCCCTGCGGCAGTGGTAGCTCCTGCTCCTGCTCCGGCTCCTGTAGCAGTCGACGACGATGAGCCACCATTTGAAACAGATGCTGCTCCGGTAGCTGCCAAACCCAGCAGCCAACGTGCAGAAGACATTCTGGCAATGATTCGTAATCGTCAGAAATAAGTTAGTAACTCACAAGACCAAGGTAGGGAGAATATTCTCCCTACTTTTTGTTGAAATCTGCAATCACCGTGCACACAAATACTATACGCAAACTTATCATATACCTATAAAAATATAAACTTACAAAGAAAGACATTAATCATGGCAAAACCATTTGACGTTAGTAAATTTAGAAAGAATATTACCAAAAGCATTGATGGCATTAGCATTGGATTCCGAGATCCCGACACATGGATCAGTACAAACAACTATGCGCTGAACTATCTTATCAGTGGCGACTTTAACAAAGGTGTACCGCTAGGCAAAGTCACTGTGTTCGCTGGCGAATCAGGTGCCGGCAAAAGTTTTATCTGCTCTGGTAACTTGGTCAAGAACGCACAAGAACAGGGCATTTATGTTATCCTGGTAGACACAGAAAACGCTCTTGATGAAGCGTGGCTACACGCACTTGGAGTCGATACAAGTGAGCAAAAGCTACTAAAACTTAACATGGCAATGATTGACGACGTTGCTAAAATGATTACTGACTTTGTCAAAGAATACAAAACTTTGCCCACAGATGATCGTCCCAAGGTCATGTTTATCATTGACAGTCTTGGTATGTTGTTGACTCCCACAGACGTTAATCAATTTGAAGCAGGTGACCTCAAAGGCGACATGGGTCGTAAACCCAAGGCGCTGGCTGCATTGGTTCGTAACTGTGTAAACATGTTTGGTGATCTAAACATTGGCATGGTAGTTACCAATCATACATATGCAAGTCAAGACATGTTTGATCCCGATGACAAGATCAGTGGTGGACAAGGTTTTATCTATGCTTCGAGTATTGTAGTTGCAATGAAAAAACTCAAGCTCAAAGAAGACGAAGATGGCAACAAGATTTCAGAAGTCAAAGGTATCCGTGCCGCATGTAAGATCATGAAGACACGCTATGCCAAACCTTTTGAAAGTGTGCAAGTTAAGATTCCTTACGAAACAGGCATGAACCCCTACAGCGGACTGGTAGACATGTTTGAAGGCAAAACACTGCTACAAAAAGAAGGCAACAGTCTTAAATACACTCTAGCAGACGGTACTGTTATCAAACAATTCCGTAAAGCGTGGGAACGCAATGAGGATGGTAGTCTAGACAAAGTAATGGCAGATTATATTAAACATCCACATTCCCACAATACAACTGTTCAACAAACTGAAAGTGAAACAAATGACGATTGACGTTGATGTTCTTATTGAAACCTATAGTACTCTTAAGCAGTACATTTCTCAAAAGGATCGCCAAGAAGCAAGCGATAACCTAATGAGTATTCTAGTAGACATGCTTGATGACAACAGCATCAAAGAATTTGGTAGTACCGATCAATACACCAAACGAAGTCTACAAGAGTACGCAGGTGAAATGGATGATGAGTACGAAGATTATGATGAGGAATAATGTGGTATAATCGTGTAGTCCAAGACTTAGGAAATATTCCGGCATTTATTGAATATTTTGAAAACGAGCTGTTGGAAGCAAAGTTTGACTGTGGTGTCAAAGGCCACCTTGAAAAAAATATTGCAGCATTGCCGGGTATTACCGAACATCGATTTAACCAGCTTCAAGAAATTGAAGCGGTATTAAATTACCTTAACATACAATTACGTAAAATTCGTAAAAAACATTTTCAAAAGTATTTAGAAAATTACAATAGAGCACTAAGCAGCAGAGATGCTGAAAAGTATGTTGACGGTGAAGACGAAGTGATTGATTTTGAAACCATCATTAACGAAGTAGCACTTATCCGCAACAAATGGTTAGGCCTAATGAAAGGCATTGAAAGTAAAAACTTCATGCTAGGACATGTCAT